GGCTTAGGGCGCCACTTAAGAAGTGGCCACCTTCAACCGGTGCTTTTGCAAAACCGGCACTCTCGGTCCATGCTTAGTAATAGCTCAGAAACACTGCGGTTCAAATAAACAATGTTAATGAGTTAGACACGGACTGTCATAGAAATTTAAAAGAAAAAGGGAAAACTATATCCCCCCCACACGCTTACTAAGGTGGCACGTGCGAGTACCCTTGGTAGAACCACCAAAACCCAAGGGAATTAATAATTAATTAGAAAATTAATTGGAACCGCCCTCTCCATTCTCGACGTAGCCAGTGCAGGGTGGCACTGAAACGAAGAGACCAAAAGCGGTATCTTCACTGCCAGATCTCATCAATATGGGATTGACAGGTGCAGTCGGCCAATAGAAATAACCAGACTGTCTGTTACTTGTTGCCCCGGCTGTTAAAAGGGCAGCTGTAGCATTGGGTGAGGAAAGCATGGATGCTGTAGGAATCGAATGGAAACGATTGTACATAGCATGCTGAACCTCCGCGCCTCCACTAGCTTCTGTTCTAAAGATAGAAGTGGCGCGATTGTTGCCATAAGGAACATTTGAAATGGTCATTGTAGTTCCCCAGCTTATGGCAGAGACTGGGAAAACAGAGTTGTTATTCCTGGCAAAATTGCCAGCGAGAACACAACTTGTAGGTGTAGTCTCTAAAGTCAAAGCTTTCCACCTAACTCCACCTCTAACCATCGCGTACATACAGGCAATGACACCAAAAATGTCATTGGTCCAAGGAGCCGCAATGGCAGTAGGAGTGCTTGTGATAACACCAATCGGGATAGCGAAAGGCGAATACTCACAATACTTGTTCGAGGTCCACTCCCCACCACCAATTGGTGTTATAGGAGTGAATCTATTGACAAGCTGGCGAAAGGAAACGACCCTCTCACCTATGCACAATCTAGCTGCGGAGACAGTATCGACCTGAGCTCCACCAACGTTCGAAGATGTAATTTCGCAAACGTTGCGACCCGATTGAGCAGTGAATACTGCAATAGGTCGAGCAGTTATATCCTTAGGCTGTGCCCACTCAAAGTCGTCCGAAGCTGAAACTTCCATGATAACTGTCACAGAAGAAGAGACAGACGAAGGAGCAACCAATGGATTCTGGACCATGAGTTTGAAAAACCCATATGCGGCATCAGTACCATTAGTATTCCTATAGGGCGAAATGGACTGAAAGGGGAAAACATACGAAAACTCAGACCCTTCTCTGATGTCAATAATCTCTCGATGGAGATACGCATCAGTAGCAGTAGTGGGCTGAGGATAAGCAGTTACTCCTGCTTCAGTAGGATAGTAACAAAGAACCAACCTTCCGGAATGAAATTCAGTCTTTACGATTTTAAAAGTGACCTTAATAGATCCTCTATACAATCCAAAGAACTGAGAAACAAAGGTAAGGGGAGTGAGGTGCTGAAGAGTAGTAGACGCCTGGGTAGACGTCTGCCAAAACACGTTGGGCGCTAAAGGCGCAGAAATCAACGTGCTACCTTCCAAAGCTGTGGTTTGCCAGTTCACAGCCTGATAAAAAGCTGAAGTGGTGGCAACATACAACAATGACATCTCGTCAACGTCAGTTGTTGCAAAACCAGGAAGGTTTTCGATCTGATTCTTATCAGAATATGACAACAAGGTAGAATTGTCTGAAGTGTCCACATTAGTGTAACACGGAACTATATACCTGGTCATCTTCTGACTTGGAGCAGAATAATGCGGCTTGCTCCAACCAAAAGAGGAAGCAATACGTGCCGCAGCATCAAGAGCCCAACTTACAGGCTGAGCTACTGACGAAATAAGTGGAATTCCTCCCACTATATCAGCAGCCATAGACAGCTTACGTAGTGAACCCTCAATAGGACCTATGCCTGAGGAATCCGCTTCAATCTCGGACTCAACCTTCTTAACTCGGTGTTTAATCCGAGTCTTAGCTCTAACACCACTCTGAGGGTGTATGGGCATAGCGAGTTCAACATCCTCCCAATGAGCAAATATAGTGTAGTTAACACTACTGCTTCCAGTGGGAGCCACAACGGGAAAGTAGGCCGTCAAAAAGACGTATCCATTGCTACCAAACTGCGTGAGGTTGACAAAATCCAAAGCAGACCAACCTTGCACAGTGGCTTGGGGTATAATCAGAGTGGCCTCAGAGTCACAGTTGAGATCAATCTCAACATGCGGCAACTGAGTAGCTTGCATAAGGTTAGCCATATGCATTCTCCTCCAATAACTTGTGTTGTTTGCACCGGTCGCATCATAACAACCAGCAGTAGGTACCCAACACAAAAGGTACCTGCCTTGTTGGAACCTATTCGCATTGACCTGTACAGTCAAATGCAATGTTCCTCTAAAGGCAAAGTTCCCTATGACTTTCTGTGACCAAATACTATTAGTATAAAGAAGGTCATGAGGTATATTCGCACTCCAATTGGTATTTGGGTACGAATCCACTGCAGACAAAAATCCGGTGGCAAGCCTAAAAGGCTTGGCCAGGAACGAAATAACGTCTTGGGTGGCTCCGGTCCTCGCGGAGTCCAGCACAGTTTTGGTTAAGGGCACATATTTCACGACCTGCGTGATAGGTGCTTCTCCTTCGATATTACTGCGCGTAGTATCGGAGTTTTGATTACTAGACTCTCCTTCCACTCTCCGCGTTTCTAGTATAGCGTCGGTAGTGAGACCGATTGGTAAAGCATCGGTCAAATGATTATTGTTTTGAGAGTTTGTTGCAATACGTTTTAAAACACGGTGCCGTATTAAGCACTCGTGAGTTTGCCGGGTTCCTGGATATAGCTTGGGCTGCAAGCAGGCCATCCTGGAAGTAGGCCTAAATAGGCCAGCCTGTCCTTCGATTAAGCATTCCATCCCCCGTTTAACCGGCTCTTTGGTTAGGGGAAGTATGTAACCAGAATCGAAGCTTATTCCTTCAATCATTCCAACTTCTCTTCTCCGTACCAAATCATATACGTGAGAATATTTGGAAAAGGGCGGAATTTCAAGACCTCCAACTCTTTCAACAGTCGATAGGATAATGAAAGTTTTCTCGTTGAAAGTAGGCTTGTCATGGAGACTAAGCTCACAAATGCACTCACGTACATTCGCGTCTGTATCTCCATAAACATTAGCTCCTTTACGAACCCAATTCAATCTATTGAATATAGATTCCATATCTAAGGGAGCGACATACTTTCCAGTATTGCTATGGACTCTAAACTTCCTTTTAAGGAAACTCACTTCACCCAAAGGTCGAAGTGACGTTCCAAATTGGGAGTCTTTATCCTCAGGAGTATACACAAGCCCCATCTTAGACATGGGGTCTTGAATATTAAACTCCGTAAAACTGTCACTATAATGATAGGAAACCGAAAATATGTTGTCATCCCCAAGAACGCATAAGTACACGTGATCGTTAAAATCATGGCACGCAAGCGACCTGGGATGCATCAACATACTCCAAGACATCCTAAAGTAGAGATGATTACACAAGCAATTAAC